TCTGCCCCTCCATGCTGATTGAGATCGGCGGCGCAGTCGCAATCAGCATGGAGGGGCAGAGCACCGTTGGTCAGGAAGCAATCCGCGTGCTCAACCCGCTGAGCGCAAAGACGGCAACTGGCAGCAACGCATCGGTTGACAACGGTGCGAGCACGACCAACGGATTCTCCGCATACCTCCACGTCACCGCCGCATCGGGTACGACTCCGAGTATGACGGCAAAGGTGCAGCACTCCGCTGACAACAGCACTTGGGCTGACCTTGGAACCTTTACCGCCGTGACGGCGGCAAATGCGTACCAGAGGATTACGGGGACTGGAACCGTGAACCGCTACCTCCGGGCGCAATACACGATCAGCGGCACTTCCCCGAGTTTCACCTTCCACCTGTCAGCCGCACGACTCTAGGAGTTCTAGATGCCAACTTTCACTCACGGCAAGGATGCCGTCTTCAAGATCACGGATGCAGGTGCAACGCTCCGTGACATCAGCACCGTTCTGTCCAGCGTCACGCTCTCGCGTGAGGTTGACACGGCAGAGACGTCCGCGCTTGGGACCAGCGCCAAGACGTACATCCCCGGACTCAACGACGCCACGATCAGCATTGAGGGCATGGCTGACGTGACGACCTCTGGCTACCTTGAGGGCATCCTTGGCACGTCCAAGGCGTTTGAGTTCTACCCCGCTGGTAGCGGTGCCGGTCAGGTCAAGTATTCCGGCAACGCGATCCTCACCTCGTTTGAGAGCGCGGCTGAGATCGGCGGAGCCGTCACCGTGTCTGGCGAGTTTCAGGTCACTGGTGGCGTGACGAGGGCAACTGTCTAATGGGAATCCTGAGCGTTGACGAAATCATCGCGGCCAAGGACTTGGAGGAGAAGGAGATTGACGTCCCCGAGTGGGGCGGCTCCGTCGTGATTCGCGGCCTTGGCTACGGTGAGTTCGTCACGATCAGGGAGAAGGCGTGGAAGAACGGGGAGCAGGACGAACGGGTGTTCGGTTGCCTGCTCCTCGCCGCGTCTTTCGTTGATCCTGTTCTGACTGAGGATCAGGCGTCGGCCCTGTTCGACAAGAGCAGCGCGGCGGTGTCGCGCATCTCTGACGAGATCGTTTCCCTGAGCGGCATCGGCGGCAGTTCGTTTGTGGAGAACGAGGCCACGTTTCAGGGATGAGCCGGAGTTAGTATTCGCGTTCAGACTTGCTCGTGATCTAGGTCTTACCTACGGGCAACTCAAGACTCAGATGAGCAACCGCGAGTTCACGCAATGGCTCGCGTTCTACTCATACGAGCGGAAGATGCAGGAAGAAGCGGACAGGAAGGCCAAGCGGAAGAAGTAGAATGGCTGAGATCGCCCGCATCACCGCCGTAGTCACGGCGAACACGACGCAGTTCACCAAGTCCATGAAGGCGGCGGACGCGCAGACCCGCGCAACTGCCGCTTCCATGCGTCAGGCGGGCAGCAGCACTCAGGTCGTAGAGCGCGGGATGAATCGCGTCGGCGCTGCCAGCAAGGTCGCCGCAGCCGGGATGAAGGTCGCCAAGATCGGCATGGCCTCTCTTGCCGTCACCGCGTTCATTGGCTACAAAGAGATGCAGAAGCAGGAGCGTGTTTCGACCAACACGGCGAACACGCTCAAGAACGTGGGCAACTCCGCTGGCTTCACCGTAGCCAAGATTGAGAACCTGTCCGCGAGCCTTGCGCGTCAGACGGGTATGCAGGACGACGTCATTCAGGGCGCTGCCAACCTGCTTCTTGGCTTCAAGGACATCGGCAACAACGCGCAGGTGTTCGACAAGGTTCTGGCCGCGTCAATGGACCGCTCTGCCAAGACCGGGCGCGACCTCGTCGCCACAACCCGCGCAATCGGTTTCGCCTACCAGTCTCCGATCTCCGGCGTTGGGATGCTCCGCCGCGCTGGCATCCTGCTGACCAAGGACACGCAGAAGCAGATCAAGGCGCTTGAGGAAGCGGGCAAGATCGAACAGGCGCGTGCGCTCCTGCTGGACAAGGTCGCATCGTCCGCCAAGGGCGCGGCCAAGGCCCTTGGACAGACCTCCACCGGACAGGTCGCAAGGCTCAAAGAGCAGTTCAATCAAATGGCGGAGTCCGTCTTCAAGGCGGTCATTCCTGCCCTGCTTGAACTTGGACCGCCGCTTATTGAGTTTGTGAAAGCGGCAGCACCAGCGTTTGCGGCGATTGGCAAGGGCATCGCAGCGGTCCTGTCGCCTGTGGCCCGATTCGTTTCAGGATTGCTGCAAAGCCGCGCTGCGGTAATCGCGCTCGCGGCAGCCTTCTCCGCCTTTATCGCAATCGGCATCGCGTCCAAGGTCGCGGCAATGGCGACCGCCATGCGCGGGCTGGCAACCGCGTCTGCCGCCGCTGGCGCAGCGACCGCAGCAATGGGGGCGACCGGAGCGGCAGCAGGCGGGGCAGCGGGCAAGGTCGGCTTGCTTGCGCGGGCGCTTCCTCTGGTGATGAATCCGCTTGGCCTGTTGACGGTAGGCGTTGGGCTTGGCGTTGCTGCCCTGTTCGCGTTCAGGAACGAGATGAGCGCAGGCGACAGGATCATGCAGGGAATGTCCACTCGCCTGAGCGAGTACCGCGCACAGATTTCGCAGGCCAACGTGGCAATCACTTCTCAGCGTGGGCTTACCAACGCCGTGATCTCCACGACCGCTCAGGCTGACCTCGCAACGCGCAAGCACACTCAAGCGGTTCAGGCGTATGTCAATGCGCTTGGCGCAGGACGCGCAGCGAATGAGACTGAGGCGCAGTACCAGATGCGTCTTCACCGGCTCTACGTTGCAGTTGCTCAAGCAAATGTCGGCAGGGTTGCCGCTACCAACCGCAGCACAGAGGCCGTCCGTCGCGCAGTTGACGGCGCATCGCAGTTGCAGGCGGCTGGCAACAAGGAGTTGGTGACTGCAAGGCAGCGTCTCGCTGCCGCTCAGCAGATGCAGCGGGCGGACATCCGTGCGGCAATGACGTCAGAGCAGCGTGCCAAGGCTGATGCGGAGTTGGCGTCGGCTTCCGCAGCCGTGACGCTGGCAGAAGCGCGGCGCGGGGACCGCCTCAAGTCTGTTCTTTCTCAGCAGATCGCAACGCGGGAAGCCGTCAAGAAGTCGTCAATGACTGACGCGGAGAAGGCAGCGTCTCTTGACACCGTCAACAGGGCGATCAACCGCACTCGCGGCGACCTCAAGAAGTTGGCGGATCAGCCTGATCCCAAGAAGAAGATGAAGTTTGATGCGTCTGCCGCTCAAACAACTATTGGTATTATCAAGACTGGACTTGCAAACCTGGACGGCAAGGTTGTTACCGTCACGCTGAAGGCTCTCAAGCAGGGCTTTGCGTTTGGCGGCATGGTCGGCTTTGCCAGCGGCGGTCAGGTTCGTGGTCCGGGCGGCACCGACCGCGTCCCGGCAATGCTGACTGCCGGTGAGGTGGTGCTCACCAAGAGGCAGCAGGCTCTCGTTGACAGTGGCATGAGCATCCGTGACGCGCTCATCAGCACAGGCGGCGCGTACAAGAAGGGCGGCGCAGTCGGTTACGCGGCTGGCATGAAGAAGCAGGGGCCAAAGGAAACCAAGAAGGACTTTGACGCTCGCCGCTCCGCGTACATCGCCAGCAAGAAGCAGGAAGCCAAGGCCAAGAGGCAGAAGGCCGTAGGACGCTTTGTGCAGAACGTCGGGGCTATTGAGGGGCGGCGCATCTCCGAGAAGTATCAAGGCGGAATGACCGGCATTGGCGAGGTTGAGAAGTTGCGTCGTCAGCAGGAGTCTGCCCTGTCAACCACGGAGAGCAACTTCACAGGGACGATCTCCGCCATTGCCGAGGGCATTGGTTCCTTCTCAGGCTCGTTCAAGGATTTCGACAAGTTTCAGACGCAGAGCAACCGCAAGTGGGAGCGGGAGTGGAAGGGCACGATCACCCGCATTGACGGGAGCACCTTCACTGGCGGGCTGGCAGACTTTGAGAAGAAGATTGACGACTCTCGCAAGGCGATTGAGGCGCAGTATTCCGCGCTCACTGTCTCTGAGCAGGCGCTCAAGAGCCTGAACGATGAGGCGGCAGCCGCAGACCTGTCCGCCAACGTCGCAGACGCACAGAAGGCATACGAACTTGCCAAGCAGTTTGGCAACGCCAAGGAGATTGCCGACGCGCAGAAGGCGTTGGGCAAGGCTGAACTTGACCAGCGCAGGGCCGACCTTGAGGGCAAGGCCAAGACGGAGCGCGAGGGTGCTGATGCTGCCAAGGCAGGGGCGCTGGCAGCACTTGAGGCGAGCGCGGCGACTGAGCGGCAGATGCTTCAGGATCAGTTTGACGACCAGAAGGCTCTCCGCGACATTGCCTTCTCAGAAGCACGCGCTCAACTTCAGGGGCAGTTGGACGCTCAACTTCAGCAGCAGCGCGACAAGGACGCTCAGGCGCTTGCACAGTTGGCTTTCCAGCAGGAGCAGGAGCAGGCGCAACTTGACCGCAGGCTTGACCGGTTCACCGATCACTTTGAGAACGCAAGGGTGCTCACCAGCAGGGCGATGAATGGTCAGATCAAGGCGCTCAACGACAACTCCGCGTCAATGGAGCAGAGCGGTACGACGCTGGCGGTTTCGTTCGCCGCTGGTCTGGTGAAGGGCAAGCCGCGAGTCGTCGCCGCGCTCAAGGCAATCGGCAAGAGCGTGAGCGACTACCTGAAACTCAACAGCCCTGCCAAGAAGGGACCGCTCTCCACGCTTGACCACTGGTTTGACGCGCTCGCGCCAACGCTTGCCAGCGGCATTGACACTGGTGCTATTGAGAGCAGCATCAACGGGATGCGCTCAATGAGCGGCGGAGGTAGCAGCGGCGTCAGCATCAACCTGACAGTCAACGACTCAACCTTTGCTGGCATGAGCCGCGAGCAGGCCGATAGAGTTGCGCGAGACATTCAGGCCGCGATTGCACGACAGGTCAGTTTCACTATCTAGAGGACAGCGATGCCGTACACGAGAACCACTTGGGTTGACTACCCGGCGACGACCACGCCGATCACGGCGGCGGCACTCAACAACATTGAGACCGGCATCCTCGCCATTGAGTCTGGACAGGGCGCGATCACCAACGGCATCTTCACTAACGAGGCCGCAAGAGACGCCGCGATCACTTCCCCGGTTGAGGGGATGCGTGCATACCTGACTGCGCCAACAGTGCCAGCAGCGACCGGCGACACTACTGCCCTGCCGACAGGCATCACCACTATTTACAACGGCAGCGCGTGGGTTTGTATTACTCCGGTTGCATCAAGAACAGATGCCACTGGAAGTGTCACAAGCACATCGTTTACCGCAACTTTGACAGGTTCACCGGGAACCAATCCGTCTGTGACATTGACGACCGGCACATCTGCGCTTATCACGTTGACTTGCGATTGCAGCAACAATACTAGCAACTCATCACTTGCATCAGTAGCGGTAAGCGGCGCATCAACTGTAGCGTCTTCTGACGCAGTTGCCGCGACCGACTTCGAGCCTTCATTTGTAACCGTTTCACGGTGCTTTGTTCTCACAGGTTTGACGGCTGGCGTCAACACATTCACCATGGAGTACCGCACCGTTGCGGGCACTAGTTCCCTTCGCAGACGCTCGCTTGTCGTTCAAGGCGTTGCGTAACAGACTGTGCCGATTTACCCGTCATCACCGTCGCTTGTTCCTAGCGTTGCAACGTGGCCAAGCGGCGAGACGTCGTACATCACTGGTGATCCGGTCATCACCTACACGGTCAAGGCGGTTTGGGTTGACGTCGTTGACACCGCAATCCAGTTTGACGTCAGCACATTTGGCGAGGGGGACAAGTTCAGCAATGCGCTGATCGCTGACTTCTCATCGGGAAGCGTGGACACCATTGCGGGTGTGCAGTCAATCCAGATCAAGCGCGGACGCGACGACAACCTTGAAGCGTTCAAGATGGGCGAGTGCTCCATCGTCATCAACGATCCGACAGGTCGCTACAACCCATCGAACGAAAGCGGCCCGCTTTACGGGAAACTCCGCCCCATGCGTCAGGTGCTCGTTCAGGCAACGCTCAACGGGCAGACGACTTCCCTGTTTCGCGGGTACATCAGAAGCATTGACTTCACCGCTGACGGCGTCAACAGCATTGCAACGCTCACAGTTGGCGACCTGTTCCTCTACCTGAACAGGAACAAGCCTGTGTTCCCCAACGTGGGACGCGCTACCACAACCGGGGAAGCGTTCAGCGATATGCTTTCAGCAGCAGGGTGGGATACGTCGCAGTTGACGTCGCTGCAAACCGGAGACGTGATTCCATCGCCCGGAGTCAGCAACTCAAGCACAGGCGACACAGGACTCTCAATCATCCAGAAGTTGATGGAGATTGAGCGCGGAGACTTCTACATCGCTGACGACGGCACCGTGACGTTCAGAGAGCGCAACGATAGGGCAAAGCGGTCAACGGCGGCGACGTTCAACAACGTCAGCGGGTACATCGTTGCCAGCAGCGACCTTGAGCGCGTGAAGAACAAGGCCGCAGTCGTCAAGCAGACCGACGTTGGAGACTTCACCGCCGATTGGAGCGACGGGCCAAGCGTCGCCAACTACGGCCAGCAAGACTTCTCCACGATCTCATCGTTCTACATCTTTGACGCATCGCAGGCGTTGTCGTTGGCTCAGTGGCTCGTAGTGCAGCGGTCAAACCCTTTGGTCATGTTCCGCGCCATTGAGATCACATTGGACGGAGTTGAGTCTGCCGCTGCGCTCTATGCTCTCCTTACTGAGTTGAGCGACAGGATTGTCGTCACCACTTCAGCCGTGGGGTCAACGTCCAAGGGCTACTACATTGAAGGCATTGAGCACGCAATCACTCCCTCGCTACACAAGGTCAAGTTCTCTCTGATCCCCGTCTTGTACGACGCTCTGATTCTTGATTCAACGACGAGCGGCATATTGGACACCAACGCATTGTCTTACTAAGGAACGCCATGCCGTACACACCACCATCAACCGTTACCGGGTCAGACGTTCTCACCGCAGCCCTCTGGAACACACAGATCAGAGACAACTTTGAGTCGCTGCCGCGTGGTGTGGTCGGAAAAGCGCAATCCATTGTGACTCAGACCGGCATCGGTGGGACCAAGGCAGATGTAACCGGACTGACCGTAACGTGGACAGCAACGACCAGCAGGCTCTACCTCACTACCGTCTACTTTGAGACTGTGCAGGGCGCGTCGGCCGCGACGATGGAAGCCGTGATAACTACCGGCTCAAATGGACTGCTTCAGCAGTTTCTCGCTCAGGTTCCGGCGACATCTGCTAACCCGGTCTTTATGCAACTTTACGAAACCGGGTTGTCGGGTTCGCAGACTCGCAAGGCAAGAGTCTCAACGAACGTCAGTACGATGTCGGTTATTGCCGATGTCACATACCCGTCGCAGATCATCGTTCAGGACATTGGCCCCGCCTAATGCCGTGGACTAATGATCTGCGACGGGTATGTGACATCGGCAA